GGATTCAATAAGAGACTAAAGATAGAAGACTTAAACTTTCCTGTAGGCAACTTCGTAGATCTATTCAACTCTTACGGAAATAAAACAAGAAAGTGTGTAATTGGAGATTCTCATGCTCTATCAGTATGGAGACCAAAATATTCTTTAAACTTTACTCCAGGAAGAACTTTACATGGATTTCTTAAACGCAATACTCCAGAACAGATTAATGAAAAGTATGATGAAGTAGTTCTTTATTTTGGCTGTATTGATGTTCGTTTTCATCTTATGAGACAAGAAAATCCTAAACATGCCACTATAGATTTATTTACTAGATATGTAGAATTCGCAAAACAATTAAAAGATTGCACATTAGCAACAATTATTCCAGTTGAGCATGAGTCTCGCAAAATACCTGGCACGGGTTTATATAAAAAGAAACCATTTTTTGGAACTCGAGCAGAAAGACAAGAGCTTGTAGAAATAGCCAATGAAATAATGAATAATTCAGGACTTAAAACAATTCAATGGCCAGAAGAATGGATAGACGAAGATGGAACAAAAATGCTTGATATTCTTGAAATGAAACAGTCAGTTCACTTACGTCCTCGATATTATTCTTTTTTGAGTGAAATTGTAGGATCATGATATTTATAGTAGATAGAAACTGCTACTACCAGTTATCTACAATATAACTTATTGGTCCTTTAAACTTGGGAAGGTAGTAGCTCCTCTGTTTTCTGGACCATTTTTATTTTATGGCTGATTATAGAAAAATATGGAAAGATGCTAATGGACCAATACCTTTAGATGAATTAGGTAGAACTTATGAAATTCATCATATAGATGGAAATAGAAAAAATAACGAACTATCTAATTTACAATGTGTATCTATAGAAGAGCACTATAAAATACATGTACAACAAAAAGAGTATGGATCAGCTTTTATTATAGCTCAAAGGTTAAATATGAGCTTAGAAGAAATGAAAATCCTAACTCAACAAATGGCTAATAGTAAAAAAGGTGTACCATCAAAATTAAAAGGCAAAAAAGGAATATACAGTGAAGAAACAATAAAAAAGATATCAGAATCTGTAAAAAAACTATATGAAAAAGATCCAATCAAGAAGAAAAAGAGCATAGAAAATTTACAAAAAGGTTTAGAAAAAGCAAAATTAGAAAATCCAAATTTTTATAGCTCTGAAAGATTTGAAAAAGAAAATAATCCTTTTTTTGGTAAAAAACATACTGAAGAGACAAGATTAAAGCTAAAAAAAGCTTGGGAACAAAGAAAAAATAAAACACCTTGGAATAAAGGATTAACAAAAGAAAATGACGGAAGAGTGAAAGAATATTCAGAAAAGCTATCAATAACAAATAAAAAGAAGTAATATGTTTTTAAACAAAACAACTGACCAATCAAATTTAGATCTAGCCAACGGAAAAGATCTAGAGTATTATCTAAATATAACAAAAGATTATAAACATGATATTACTTTTATAACTAAGGAATTAGAGGGATTTAAAATTATTGATGATGGAGAATTTGAATATGGTAGCAAAGCTAAGATGGCTGATTTTTATATGTCTCAAGTAAAAAAAGATGCGATTGTTTATTGCGCTCCACGTACTGGAATGGCTCCATTATCTTTAAGCTACTTATGTAAAAAATACAATAAAAAATTGTATCTATTTATGCCAGCTTCAAAAGAAGCGAGTTTACATCAATTATTAGCTATTGAAAGAGGCGCGACTCCAATTTTCGTAAGAACTCCAGCAATGCCAACTTTAAATGGATGGGCTAAAAAGTTTGCGCAAGATATAAATGCTGAATTCGCCCCTTTTGGTCTTAAGCACGAATTAGTGACCTCAGGAGGAGTTAGGATATTTTACGATAATTTTAAAGACACAAATATAGAAGAAATGTGGTCTGTATTCTCTACAGGAGTTTTATCAAGAACACTACAGATTGCTTTACCAAATACTAAATTCAATGCAGTAGCAGTAGCTAGAAATATCCAACCAGGAGAACTCGGTAGAGCTAAATTCTATACACATGATCGACCTTTTTTGAAAGAGTCAAGAATTGTTCCTCCCTTTGACTGCATTCAAACTTATGACGCTAAAGGGTGGGAATTAATGAAAAAACATGGTAAAGAAGGAGATTGGTTTTGGAATGTAGCAAGAAGTACTCCTAAACCTAATATTAAACCTAGTGATATCGATTCTGATAGAGCTTGGGGAGACCATAAAGATGTAAACCAATATATCAAATAGTTTTAGTAAATTAGTGTTATGAATAAAGAAAAAAGCATACTAGAACAAGCACATGAAATAGTGGATCTTAGAAATGAAGAAAAGGAACGCATGTATGGACCTTTCTCAGAAGGTATGGATCGTGCAGCAATGATCATGAGAGGTATGACTGGCAAAGACATTACTGGAGAAGACATGTACGCAGCTCTAGTCGCCTTAAAGCTATCAAGACATTCCTATAATTATAAAGAAGATAACCTCTTAGATGCAGTTGCGTATTTAGGAGCATTAGATAATCACATAAAAGAAAAACAAAATGACGTTAAGTAACGAATTTCAACCGATTAGAGACTGGGCACAAGAACGTGGTATTTACGAAAAAGGAGATCCAAAGACACAGTACATCAAATTGCAAGAGGAAGCCGGAGAATTGGCTAAAGCGATCCTAAAGAACGATAATGTTGAGTTTATTGATGCTATTGGAGACTGTGTAGTAGTTCTTACGAATCTAGCTAAGCTTAAAGGCTACAATATCGAAGACTGTATTAATGCAGCGTATGATGTTATTGCTAAGCGTAAAGGCGCAATGGTGGATGGTACATTTGTAAAACAGGAATCTCTGTAATTCATGGCGCAAAGTATAAAAGAAGTCGTAGCTCTTAGAGAGGCAAAACAGAAAAAGCTAGATAAAGTTTTCATGAATATAACTAAAGAGGTAGCTACCCTATCTCACTGCGTCCGATTTAAAGTCGGCGCAGTTTTAGTTAAAGATGGAAACATCATAAGTATGTCATATAATGGAACTCCATCTGGAACAGACAATTGTTGCGAAAAAGATAATATAACTCTACCGCATGTAATTCACGCAGAAGTAGGAGCTATTCTTAAAGCCGCCAAAACTGGAAATTCTGTAAACGATTCCACCATATATCTAACCCTGTCTCCATGTCTTGATTGCTCTAAACTTATTTTACAATCAGGAATAAAAAGAGTTGTATATTTAACAGCGTACCGAAACTTAGAAGGAGTAGACTTTTTAAAACAATTCATTATAGTAGAGCAATATGATACAAAATAACCGTTTTAAGACACCAACTGCAGCATTCGAACTAGCATATCACTATATTAATAAACACGGTGATCTTTTTGCTGGAACCAAAGCAATATTCAATAGTTCTTTCACTGTTGAGAATCCACTAGAAAAAGTAATTATTACACCAGCTCGTAAATTTAATCAAGACTATGCAAATTTTGAATTTGATTGGTATTTGTCTGGTAATAGAGATGCATTTGAAATATCTGAAAGAGCTAAGATATGGAAAAATATGATGATTCCTGGAACTACTAATGTAGTATCTAATTATGGATATTTTTGGAATAAAAATAATCAGTTAGATAGAATGATAGAGGAATTAAAAACAAATCCTACTACTAGACGAGCTGTATTAATTCACTATGATATAGAAGAGTTAGATCTTTATAAGTACGATACTCCCTGTAATTTAGCCTTAAATTTCTATATTCAAAATGGATATTTAGAATTGTCAGTATTCGCGAGATCTATTGATTTATTTTTTGGTTTTTGTAATGATCAATATTGTTTTTCTAAGTTAATGGAACTTGTAGCAGAAAGATCTGGATATAAAGTAGGTCAAATGCATTGGCACATAACCAATTTACATCTATATGAAAGACATTGGAATAAAATTTAGTATTGTATTACACTAGATAAATAAATTACAATCATAGTAATAAAATAAGTACATTTACCTAAATAAAAGTTATGAATGATGTTTTAACAAGTTTTAAAGAAGAGCTAATACTGCTTGATAGGAATCACTTAGAAGAAGAGTTAGATCATCTATTCACTAAAAAGTACAATCGTTTTCAGTGGTGGAGAAGATATCACGACGTGCAAGAACTCGAAGAAAAAGCACCGATGATGAGAAAGATACTTAATGGTGATTACGATTACCCAAGTTATTTTTATCAAGCTCAACATGAAGTCTATAGAATGTCCGATGAGGTAGAAGATATGCCTTATGGAGAAGACAGAATAGATCGTATTAATCTCTATATGGAGCGCTATAGGAGACTCATGGAAGACTCACATAAAGAAGAAGATAAAAGATTCAATGCATTAAAGAAAAGACTGTCCAAAGAGTTTAAAATGACTAAGGAAGCGATTGAAGATCTAATGGAAGACTTTGACGGAACAATAGAAGACTTATATTTATACTTACTAAACCAAAAAAATGAAAAGAGTAATTTATGTTAGCGCTTCGTGGTGCAATCCGTGCGCTTCTTTCAAGCCTATTCTAAAAGAAGTAACTGCAGAATTAGGAATCCCAGTAGAATACTTTGATGTAGATACAAATCCTGAGATTGCAGAACAATACGGAATTAGAGCTGTTCCTACAACTATATTTTTAAATGAAAACACAACAATTTTTAAATATAGCGGAGCAATGACTAAATCTCAACTAAAGTCTAATTTGATGGGATAAGATATTTATTGGTAAAGATTGCATGAGGTTACTTTTATCTTCTTTACTAGTATTATCGTTCTTATTTTCAAATTCCCAAGACACGGTTAGAATTAAACATACTGAATACACAACTGTATTTTCTAAGTCGTTAAAATATCCGGTATTAGTTCAATGGTGGACTACAAAAGCTAAAGTAAGTTGTGCGGTTCCTCTAAAAAGAGTGGATAGTTTTGGACCAGATCCAATGCTAGTTTCTGAAACTAACCTATTAGCTGATTATAAAGGATCCGGTCTCGATAGAGGTCATGTTACTCCAGCTGCAGACAATCTTTGCAATGGACCAAAAGTAATGGCTGAGTGTTTTTATTTCACAAATATGATTCCTCAGTATCATGCTCTTAACGCGGGAGATTGGAAAACTTTAGAAACTTTAACAAGAACTATAGCAGCAGAAAAAGATTCTGTAATGGTTTGGGCAGGTGCGATAGGAACTCAATCGAAAATAGGAAGAGTGTCAGTTCCTGTAAAATGTTGGAAAGTCATATACGTAAAAAAGGATAAAACTTATCATTGCTACGTATTCAACAACATTGCAGAAAAACAGACAGGACTTGAATCAAAAAAAGTGACAATAGAAGAAGTGAAAAGATTAACAGGATTCACGTTTGCACTATAAAGATAAATTGTTTATTTTCATCATATTGTTTTAATTTTATTGATAACTACTGTTATGGCAAAGAAAAAAGTCGCTGTTAAGACTCCTGTTACTACTTGGTCATTGAATTCCGTATTCATTAGATACCGACTTAAAAAAACTAACACTAGGTTTTATTTCTTACCTACAATCGTATTTATTCATAATCACGATGAGAATTTTTTTGATCACTGCACTTACGATTACTGGAAAGTAATTTTTAAGTTCACAATATTTGGAATAGGCATCTCTCTAAACAAAGATGTTAATTTCTAAAACAGTTCTTTAACTTATGGGGGTATCTTGGTATTGATTGTCATGAGAATGGTAGTACCACATGCAGGCGTTTGGTAGAGTCGCCTTAGAAAACTGCAAACAATAACTGACGAAATGTCAACTATGACCTTTGATGATGTAATGTCATTCATTGGCGCCGACTACGCTGTAGCAGCCTAGTTCGCATCGGGCCGGTGCACATACGCCTAGGAACAGAAGTGCCTACAAAGGAGCAAACCTGACGGCTCCTAAAATCCGGTTAGGGAAAGTTTTCTTGATAGTCATAAAATCAAGTGGTGGAAACGACCACAACGGTCAGCCCTTACGGTGCAAATTATTATCGTACCAGCTTATGAAATGATCCATTGGACTAACATAAGACGAATATTAATTAGTACTAAGCATGTGATACGCTGGTATTATTGTTACTTGGCAAGACGGGAGTTCGAGTCTCCCTACCTCCACCACAAAGAAAAGTCATATTATGTATGACTTTTTTATTATATTTATATTCTAAAATAGTAGTTATGGAAATTAAATTTGCAGACAGTTTTTTTGAAAGTCTTAAGACATTAAACAGACATCAAACTTGGTGGTATAAGACTTATAGGTTTTTTACACATAATCTGCCAGAATTTTTTAAGAACATTTATCGATTCAGAAAAGAATTATATAATCATCGTTGGTGGGATTATGCTTTTACTCTACAAATGCTAAAGAGATCTTTGGAAATTCAAGTAAAAGGTATGGAAGAAAAAGGTTATGAAGTCAAAGATACCTTAGACAAGAAGCTAATCAAAATGAAAAGAGCTATTAAGATCTTAGAAAATAGAGAAAAAGATGCATACATAGAATTAGCTGAACAACAACTAGGTAAACTTCATGATTGGCATATTGTATGTGATAATCTTACTGAAGATGAACACGATCATAATAGAAACATATATGCATTAGCGTATGAGCTAGAAAAACAAGATTGGAAAGAATTTTGGGAAATACTTAAAGGCCAAGACTATGACTCTTATGATAAAGAAAAACATGGTGAGTTTAATAGTTGGTACGATGGTAGTGGAATTTTAGGTTGGTGGGACTAAAAAGATAAAACACTAAATTATGATAGGATTCATTATATTAGCAATAGCATTATTAGCATCTTTATGTTGGCTTTGGGCTGGAGGTATAGACTATATGAAAAAAAACCACCCAAATTATAAAGGCGAAGACTTTCTAGATTGGAAGATCACAGAAGAAGAAAAAAAAGACATACTATAATAATTAAAACATGCAAAAACAACAGCAGCTTAACATCACAGTAGATAAAACAACAGAAGTAGTTTGTGAACATTGCGGATCTAACACTTTTACTGAAGGAATGTTTCTTAGAAAAGCCAGTAAGTTTTTAACAGGTCAAGCTCAAGATTCAATTATCCCAGTACCTACTTTTATTTGCGCACAGTGTGGTAAAGTTAATGAAGAGTTCACAATAAAACAACTATAATGTATAAAAAAGAAGGCAAGGTTACGATATATGATGAAAATAATAGTAGAACGGTCGTAAAGACCGATTCTATTGTAGATGGCGTTATAGATAAGCTTATTAGTAGAGCTGTAGTGGGAAAGAAAAAGTACGGTGTTACTCTTGATAGAAACGACCTTAGCCTAAGTGATTGGTTGACACACCTTCAAGAAGAATTAATGGATGCAGTGAATTACATTGAAAGAATTAAAAAGGTTGTCGATGGCGAAAAAAGATCAGATATCAATTAATTATGCGTATCAGAAGTCTGTATCATTTAGTCAATACTCTATGTACAGCTCTTGTCAATATCAATGGTATTTAGCGTATGTTAAAAAACAAAAGATCTTTAAACCCGGAATATTTTTATGCTATGGTACTTCCCTTCACGAGGCTCTACAAGAATTTCTTAGATTGATGTATGATGAGTCAATCAAAGCAGCAGAAGAGATGGGATTGTCAGAATACTTTCAGGCAAGAATGCTAGAAAACTATAAGAACGATCTTGAGCAAAATAAGAATGAACACTATTGCACTAAAGAAGAATTCAAAGAATTTATAGAAGATGGCTTCGCTTCTTTAGAATGGTTTAAAAAACATAGATCAAAGTATTTCTCAAAGAAAGGTACTAAACTTGTAGGAATAGAGATTCCAATTTTGCAATCTATTACTGAGTATTCCCCAAATGTACTTCTTCAAGGGTACATAGACTTTATTCTTTATAATGAGAGTGATGATTCTTATACAATATATGACATTAAAACAAGTACTAGAGGCTGGTCAGATAAAGAAAAGAAAGATCAGACCAAAATCAATCAGATCTTGTTCTATAAGAAGTTTTATTCCAAAGCTCTAGAAGTACCAGAAGATAAAATCGATGTCAAATTTTTTATCATTAAGAGAAAAGTCTACGATAAAGCTGAATTTCCTATCCCAAGAGTGCAGGAGTTCGCACCAGCAAACGGAAAGATTAAAGTTAAGAAAGCATTCGAGAGTTTAGAGAACTTTGTTAAAGAGTGTTTTACTCCTGATGCTAAGTACAATATGGAAAGAGTATATGAAAAAAACTCAAAAAGCTGTAAATATTGCCCATATTCTGATAAACCAGAGCTTTGTAACAAGTCTAATTAAATATTTTTAAATATATGTAAATTTATTGTATTTATAGATATTTATTAGAAAACATCTATGCAACACGCAATAAAAAGAACTATTACTTCGGTTAAGATACCGGAGAACTTATACGAAGACTTTAAGATAATGTCAGTAAGATCAAAGATTAATCTACAAGAGATAGTAGAAAGAACTATTTTTATGTATATCACAGATCCTAACTTTAGACAAAAGATTCACGAAAAATACAGTACATATTACACAGGATCTGACATAATCAACGCAATCAAATAAATAAAATACATAATGAATAACGGTTACATCGAAAAAGACAAAAGGAAAAAGATTCTCCTTCTTTGTGATGACATTCGTATGACTTCTGGAATCTCTACAATGGCAAGAGAGATCGTCATAGGTACATCAGGACACTACAATTGGGTTAACGTAGGAGGAGCAATGCAACATCCTGAAGCTGGCAAAAGATTGGATGTTTCTCAAGACACGTCTAATGTAGCAGGAATTACAGATGCTTCTGTATATCTCTATCCTACAAATGGATATGGAAGTCCTGAACTAATCAGACAATTAATAGACATAGAAAAGCCAGACGCTCTAATGATGTTTACAGATCCTAGGTATTGGGTGTGGTTGTTTCAAATGGAGAATGAGATTAGAAAAAAGATGCCTATTATCTATTTGAATATCTGGGATGATTTTCCTGCACCTATTTATAATGAAGGATATTACGAGTCTTGCGATGCTTTGATGTCTATTTCAAAACAAACAAAACTTATTAATGAATTAGTACTAGGAGAAAAAGCAAAAGATAAAGTGCTTTCTTATGTTCCTCATGGAATTAATGAGAAGCATTTTTATCCTATTAACGAATTCATGAAAGAAGATCAAGAAAAGCTAGAAGAAAAAAAGAAAAAACTATTTGGTAAAGATAATCCAGAGTTTGTAGTTTTCTATAACGCAAGAAACATTAGAAGAAAATGTACTTCTGATCTAATAGCAGCATACGCATTATTTTGTGATTCAATAGGAAAACAAAAAGCTAAGAAATGTGCACTACTTTTACATACTCAACCTGCTGATGAGAATGGTACTGATCTAAGAGCGGTTATCGAATTGCTTTGTGATCCAGAATATCAAAAAGTATATTTCTCAGAAGAAAGACTTGGAGTAGATGGTATGAATATACTCTATAACATTGCTGACGTAACTGCACTAGTTTCATCTAACGAAGGTTGGGGACTAAGTCTTACTGAGTCAATGATGGCAGGAACTATGATTATCGGAAACGTAACTGGAGGAATGCAAGATCAGATGAAGTTTTTAGATAACAAAGATGAGTGGTTTACGCCTTCTAAAGAAATTCCTTCTAACCATTTTGGAAGATACAAAAAACATGGAGAGTGGGCAGTGCCTGTTTTCCCAACAAACATTAGTATCGTTGGATCTATTCCTACTCCTTATATCTATGATGATCGTTGCGATTTTAGAGATGTAGCAAAGGCAATAGAAAACATATATAGTCTAAGTTCAGAAGAAAGAAAAGCTAAGGGTTTAAAAGGAAGAGATTGGGTAACTTCACAAGAATCCATGATGAGTGCTAGAATGATGTGTGAAAATGTAGCAAAGACCGTAGATACAACATTTGAGCAGTTTAAACCAAGGAAATCTTTCGAACTTATAAAGACAGAAAAATTACAAAGAAAATCAATTAAACATCCATTAGTATATTAATATGAAACAATATTGTGTAATATCAGCACCAGTTGATACATATTCAGGTTACGGTAGTAGAGCTCGAGATTTAGTAAAAGCTATTCACGAACTAAAAGGAAACGATTGGCAAATTGAGATATTAAGCCAAAGATGGGGATCAACTCCATGGGGATATATAAAAGATCATAGTGAATCTTGGGGATTTATAGA